TGAAAAGGGAGAGGACAAGCAAATTGTCATCACCAAGAACGAACATGGTGGAATTGGCCCAATCAACTGCATGAAACCAGGGGGCAGTTTTAATGGCCTCGACATGAGCCATGGCGTTCAAGATACTGTTGCCCACGGACGTGTTTCCGTCACCACTTTTCCTGCGACCTTCCCCACGGAACTTGAACCCGGTTGAGCTGACTCCATCACATCTGAGCTGGTGTTGGAGTGCGTCCCAGACGAGGTCCGGTGGCTCAAATGAAGCATAGATGGCCAATTCAGCCGCAATCATCTCCGGACACAACGATCCATCAAACCTGGAAAAATCATTCTCAATCACCAAGTAGTTGTTGGCCTTGAATATGGCATCAGAATAGGCCATACCCAACTGTCCTGCATCCAAACCAGACGTGTAAATGATGTGAACACACGGTTCTTTGGTTTGGGGTGGGTTCTCTGGGCTCCACTGTTCTGCCACAAATTTTGAAAGGGCATGTGTCCATGGTCCAGTCCTCACTTGATAGATCGGTTCTCTTGAGGAGATATTTCTGGGGACAAGGGGTGCGAAACCCTCTCCCTCTACAAACTTAGATGATGCTTCAAACTTGACAAAGGACTTGATTTTTGCACCATCACTGGTCAAGAGCGGGGTTTTATCAAGCCTGGCAAGCTCAAAAACTGCCCTACGCCCCTCGGGGAATCTAACCACCCAAGTGGGAAATGGAGTAGGGTCGACAGCAGTGTAGACTGGCACATTCAACTTCTGTGCTCTCCAGGGAACCCAATTCGGATTAGACCATTGGACAATCTTGTAACCAACAACAGGCAAATTTGGAAACAGCTGTGACCTAGCTTCGTGGGCAATTTGAGTAATGTTCAACTCGGGGTCATGTGTGAGGGGTCCCAACTGTCTATGCATCAGCGCCAAACGGTCTGCATGCATACATGCGGTTGGGTACACTGGTGCCCTGCTAGGCACATAAAAACCCACCACTTCACCTGCAACTTTCCTGGTGAGACACTCAACCGGGGTGTATTCTGGGGGAGGCGTTACCACACTAGTCGGATCAATCTCAACTGGGCCTGGATGCCCAGGACAATGTTTATTTACAACGATCAATCTCTTAAGTACAGGCTGTGCGGGGCTCCACCAATCCCAAGCGGCCGCAAATGGGTTCTTGAAACACGTTGCAATGGATCTCCTGATATATATTACAAGTTGTTGTAAG